AATCCGTAGGTCGAGTGTTCGAGCCACTCACAGCCCACCATGAATTCAAAGGCTTGCGTTCACACGCAGGCCTTTTTTATTGCTAGGTGTGGGGGAAATGTGGGGAATTTCACGACATTTCTGTAAGGCCGCGCGCGATTTGGCACTATTTTGCGCGACTTTTGGCACTGCCGCCAAGCCTTTCTACTGCCACCTGGAAGTAATGTTCGCTGGCCTCGATTCCGACGAACTGTTTACCCTGCTGTAACGCCGCCACTCCGGTGGTCGCCGAACCCATGAATGGGTCGAGAATTTTAAGTCCGCAGGCAGCCACAATATCCTCCATCAGGGGCAGCGGCTTGCCCACTTGATGGAGCTTGCCGCCGGCCAGCGGATTGACCCGAAAGACGCCGGGCGAGTAGGTTTCGCCGCGCAGCGGCCCCTTGCTGCCCCAGACGATGTATTCGGCCTGGCTGCGGAAGCCGCCCTTGTAGGGGCGGGCGCCACCGGTTTTGTCCCAGACCGCCACTCCTCGCCACGTTACACCAGCCGCCTGCATGGCATCGGTTGTAACGGGGAGCTGGCGCCAGTCCGAGAAGACGATCATCAGGCCGCCATCGGCCAGTCGCTCGGTGCACAGCCCCATCCAGAGCGCCGACCAGTGCAGATAGCTGCGCTGATCCTTGGTATCGCCAAGGAAATCAGGGAACTTGCTGCCGCTGCTGTTAAGGTACTTGTCGCCGGTTGATCGGGCGCGGTCGCCCTTGGATTGTCCGCCCGAGCTGTAAGGCGGATCGGTCACCACGGCATCAAAGGGGCCGGTAAGGCCGGGTAGCACAGCCAGGCAGTCGCCTCGGTAGAGGTCGGCACCTGGCAGGCTGACGTGTTCATTGTTAAAGAGCGGCTTACGGTTTGAGGTTGCCATCGGTCGTTTCCTTTCGGATTGACGCTCGATGGCGCTCTGGTTCGAGGCTCGCGGCCTTCACTACATTGAGTGTCCCGCAACGGGGGCACAGGATGGCCAGATGCCTGAATTCAGCCTCGGCCAGTTTTCGGTTGCATTTACCGCATCGTATTGTTTCCAAGTCTCATATCTTCGCGTGGTAGCCTTGTAACGCCGTGTGCACGGTGGCGGCGCCTTTGGCCATAACGCAGGGTACATCTGCGGGCGGCGGTCAGTTGGATGCTCCAACATCCTCCCGGTCGCGCCGTCTCTTTTGCCTTCAAAACCGCTAGTCAGGCGACCTCATGCATCACTCCGCCCATCCTGAGCGTGTAGTCCATTACGCCGGAAGGTGTCGCCGTGCAAGTCATGCCGTGCGCCCAAGCGACAAACTCTGCACATTGCCACTTCCCATCGCTCGGGTCGTTCGCATCAAACCGGCCCAATATAGCCTCCCATTGGCTGTATGGCTCACCGTACGCAGACAGGGCACGGTCAAGGTCAAATGGCTTGCGGTATTTGACCCAGTAGCAAGGGACGCATTTAGATAGCGGGAATAAACGAACGCCTCCGGTCACCGACTCAAGCACAAACACCCGGCCCGCAAGCACTACTGCAATGCCGACATGGCTGTATTCGCTGCGGGTAAAGAGTCGCACTAAATTGACTTTAAAATCGTAGAGCGACCGGAACCAGCCGCCGCGATGTGCCCAGGCGAGAATGTCGCCCGTCCTGATCCTGTTTCTGATCGCATTGTATTTAGTCATTACAGTAGCCATCACAGCCCTTTCCATGGAGAAATCACACAGACAAGCCCTTTGTAGCGGTCTTGTGGACGAGCATCGCTGGCGGTGCCGTTGTGCGACAGCTTGATCTTCCAGCCAAGGTCGATCATCAAGCCGTGATCCGGCCAGCGTTTATATGCGAAACAGAGATAGAACCTGAAGTACCGGCGCCCACGGTTATCGAGCGCGCAAAGCAATTGCCACTGGCGAAGGCCGGGTTCTTCGCTCACCACATCGTGGCCGTGTAGCTTGGCGATCTTGCAGTCGGACACATCGCAGCCGATGACATGGCGGGAGAAATGGTTAGCCGGATTGCGGATCGCCGCCCATTTGAACATCGACCAGAGCGTGCGGCAGTCGCCCGTGCGGTTGTTCCACCAGCCGCGCTTGTCGCCTAGCATGCCGTCGTAGGGGTTATCCCACCAGAGCGCCCAGGCGGGCAGGCGCACCAACTCCCACCAGCCGACGTACTCCGCAAACTTTTGCCGGGTGCCTTCAATCACCCGGCGAAACGGCAGCGCCAGAGGCACCACAACCAGGCCGAGCAGCTCGACCACCCAGGAGGCGAGAAGAAAGATAAGGAAACGCATGGAAATCACCAAGCGATTGCGGCGACCGCCTCGGGCGTATCGGCAGCGGCAAGCAGCGCCTTCAGCTCCTGGGCGTGTGTAAAGTTTGCAGCGCCGGTGGCCACCATCGATGTGTAGAACGACTTCCACCCCGCAACGTCGGCAATCGGAAGATAGGAATTATCGACCGCCTTCCACGCACCAGGAAAGGTCGGCGGCAGCGCGCCAAACAGTGCAATATAGCCATTCACCCCATCGATGTCGCTGCGCGATAGCGCGTCGCAGGCGAATACCTTGCCGCCATGCGCAAATGTGCTGCTGTTGGCCTTGGCCCGCTCGGCGTTGATCTCGGCGTTTTTGTCCGCCTTCAATTCATCCAGCGTGAGCGGCGGCGGATCGGCGAGAAAAGGGCGACCATCGTCGTCGCCGACAATGCGCTTGCCGCTGGCCTGCCCGGTCAGCAGCGCCGCATGCTCGGCGGCAGTGATTTCGACCGCATCGGACGGGATGTTGTCACCGTGAATTGCGCGGCTGTAGAAGCCGCCGGTTGATTTTGCGTAGTACATATGATTCCCCCTAACGGCCGATGGCGATCCACAAGAAAGCGGTTGCGGACGAGCGCACCCACGCAATATTTGTGAGCGTTTGTGCTCTGAATACAGGAGAGTCTGTTGGAGTCCCTGTCGTGATCTGGTTTGCGACGGCGATCGAGAGCATGCCGTTTGGCCACGCGACCGGGAAAGTGATCGTCCCACTGGTCGCGGCGGTGGTGCCGCCCCATTGAATAATCAACCCGCTCGGCAGCACCTGGTGATATGGGGAGGAGGCGAAGTTTCCAGAAAACGGTAACAAGGCAGCCCCGGACGATGCAATCCAGATCGACGTCCATGCTTCCAGCACAACGGTATCGCCCGCTGCAACAGTGATCGATGTCGGCGTTGCCGATCCCATATAGATCAGATCGGCGCCGCCCCGTTGGACAGTAATCGGCCCGGTGCCGCTGTTAATGATGGTGACCGTCGCCCCCTGCGCCACAGCCGCCGCGCCAGGTAGCGTCAGCGTATAGCCGCCAGCGCCGGAGCAGGAAATTGTCCCGCCAATGTGAGACGCAGTGATATTCGTCGCGCCAGCGACACTGACAATGCCGGATTTTTGCAGCCCGGAGCGGCGAACAAACTCCGTTGTCGCGGGCTTGGTGGTGCTGTCGAACAGCGGCGGCGTAGTGTACGCGCCGAAAGCGTCCAAAATCAGCGCCTGGATAGCCAGTGTGAGCTGGGTGAACTCTCCTTTATCCAGCTCGATACCGGCGGTCTCGATGACGTCACAGATGTTGCCCTGCACGTCGTTGAGCCAGTCGTCGGTAACGGTTGTTGCTGGCGTGGCCGTGGCCGGGTTGCCCTCGGTAAAGAGGTTGCCCGGTAAAGCGGTGGCATGGTCGATTCTGTGCATGGCGGTTCCTTAGGCGTAAGCAAACAGGACGTTGGTATGAGCCGGCTTGAGCCGGTTGATGACGCATTCGAGCAGCTCGTTGCCCCAGCTGCGCAGCGGTTCGCCGGCAGACGACCGGCCGGCGGCAAATTCGATGATGCTGGCCTCGGGCGCATTGACCTGCCAGACGAATATCCAGTCGTCGTTGCTCAAGGCATCGCCGGCGGCGCTGTGGCCAGCCTGGAACGGGCTGAATTCCGTGACGGTGATCGTGTAGCCGAGGCTCGCGGCCAGGCCGATGTAGTACGCGGCGCTCTGCCCGCCGATAGTGGTGAGCTTGGTCACCAGGGCGGCCCGGCGTTGCGCCGTGGTCTGCGTGCCGGCGAGTGCCTCGACGCAGGGATCGGGCAGGCCGGCGACGCGCTCCCAGTCGGCGAGCAGCTCGGACGTGGTGCGTGGGTCGGCTTCCTCGATCAGATCGGCGGCGCGACCATCAATGCGCGCCAGCTCATCCGCCCAGGCCAGCAGCAGATTGGTGAGTGCGGCATCCGCCTGGCGCGGCCAGGCGAAGCCTTGCGGCAGTAGCGCCTGGAGCTGGGCGAGGTAGGCTGCGGCGGTCAGAGCCATGTGATCGTCCCGAAGGTGGCCATCTCGCCGACGGCAAGGGTGACGTTCGCGGCCGGCACGGTGAGGATGTGGTCGTTCTCGCCAGAAGCCAGCGAGATCGCCTCGCGGATGTGCGAAAGCAGGATCGTCGCGCCCGGCCGCGATTCGCGCAGCAGCAGGTCGCGCAGCTCGGCCTCGACGGCGGCGCGGATCGCGGCCGTGTCTGGTGTGAGGTCAATGGTGAAGTTGAGCGGCACGGCGATGGGGGCGACGACATATAGCCCCTTCATGCCAACTGGCCGCACGCTGTCGATATGGTCCTGTACCGCCTGCACTTCGGCGGCGTCGGGAATCGGGCTGGCATCGTCGTCGCGCACGAAGCGAACGGTGACGGTTCCAAGGCCCAGCTCGGCGGGATACGCCCAGGCACGCGTGACGCCCGGCACTTCGAGCGCCCAGGCGACGTAATCGTGTAGTGCGCCGCCATGCGGAGGCGCCTGAATGCGGGCGAGCAGCCGCGCGCGCAGATCTTCGACGGGCTCAATGTCGGCACCGCCGGTCAGGCCGCCGGTGTCTACCGTGGCCGTGGCCGAAACGCCGTCGATCGGCGTTTCGAAACTCAGCGACGAGGCGGCCGATGCGTTACCGGCCTGCCCGTCCTCGACGGCGGTAACGGCAATCGTCGCCGTGCCGCCGGCGATCGTCGCCTCGACATCGGTCGTGTATTGCGCGCCGTCGGAGCGCGCCAGGGTCGAGTTGGCGGGAACGATGGCACCGTTGATTCCGGTCACCGTCACGTTGCCGACAGCGGGCGAAGCGGTCTTGCGCGGTATCTTCCAGATCGAAGCGTGGCGCTCCAGCACGTCGCCGTCGGCGGTGTCGATGATGACCTGGCGCGCGAGCCACTCCAGGTAGCCGTAGAGGCCATGCGCGGCGCCGGAATGCACGCGGGCCAGCACGTTGAGGTTGGAGCGGCGCAGGCGGGCATCGGCACCTGGCAGGCGCGTCTCGATGTCCGCTTCGGCGCGGTTGATCAGGGTGGCGAGATCGGGGCGGGAGAATGGCATGCTGGTCTTCCTATAGCGAGGCCCACAGGGCTTCGAAGCGGTAGCGGACAGGCTGGCCGTTCGGTCGCGTGATGGCGATCGCGAGGCCGAGCATTTCGGCGCGCGGGATGAAGGCATCGACCTCGACGCGGCTGGCGATGCCGTCCTTGATCAACCAGGCCAGCGCCTCCTCGGCGTAGTTCTTGGCCTCGGCCAGCACGGACGGCAGTTGCTTGCGGCGGCCGAGCAGCCACAGGCGCGAGCCAAAGCGGTCGCCGCGCTTGGTGGCGAAGTCGTCGCCCCACCAGCCGCGTAGATCACCCGGTGCTGGCGTGTCGTCGCCAGCGCGGGCGCGGGCGTCGCTGAACAGCGAGAGGATGATGGCCGTGTCGAGGCCATCGTCGCCGGCAAGGCTGGGCTGTTGCAGCAGCCAGTCGGCGCCTTTCTCGTAGCTGATGAAGAGGGTTCGAACGTCGCTCATGGCCCCTCCGGCGGGTTAATAGGCAGCGTCACTGGCACTATCGTCGCGCCCTGCTGCCACGTCTTGATTTCCCACTCAGTACCGGACAGCCAGGTGATTCTCTGGCCATATCCGTGCACATCCCAGGAGTAGCTTTTGTTTGCGTGCAGTTCGATGTGCTCGGCATCGACGCGGCATTTCAGCGGGGTGTAGATAACGATACCGTCGCGAGTCAGGTGCACCTTCTGGCCGAGGTCGTCGTAGATCGCCGCCTCGCCGCCTCGCAGGCCATTGATGCGGTAACGCCGGTCGTCGGCAGTGATGACGATGCCGTGATCGCGGTCGCCGCCCAGGGACAGGTAGATCGCTTCGGCGCCTGGATGCGGCACCGACGTGAAGCCATAGTTCTGCACGCGCTCGATGCCGTCGCGCACCTCGCCGTCGAGCAGCTTGACCTGAACGATCTGCATGCCCGTTGCGTCAGAGATCAGACTCAGGACGGCGCGCGAGGTCATCAGCCGCAGGCGGCGCGACAATGGGGCTAGCATCTTTCCGAAATCGCGCCTCAAGGAGCGCGCCAGTTCGGCGAGTTCTTGATTCATAGCATGCTCCAGTCGTCGCCCTTCTTTTTCTTCTCGCGCTCTTCCTTGTCGTTGAGCTTCTTGGAGAGCTTCGAGGCGCCGATGCCTGCCACCAGGTCGAAGGCTTCGCGGCGCGCGATCGCCAGCGTGGTGCGCGTGCCGTTGTCGTCGAGGGTGTAGGTACAGCCGACGATCAACATCTCGACCTGGTTGAGCCACAGCATCGGCGACGTGACGGTGACCAGCGTATTCGGCTGCCACAGCTTGCCGGCGCCGTCGCGCCAGCCCTGGACGGAGATCGTGCCGCGATTGCCGCGCCCCATGCGCACGTTGCGCTCCCACGTCGCGCGATCGCGTAATGTGGCGCCGGCGCCGTGGGCTTCGGCCAGCACGATCAACGGGCGGTAACGGGTGATGGCGTCGTCGCGGACGCTGGCAGACGGACCGGCGGCATGCTCGCCGAAGAAGTCGTCTGTGGCGCGTTCCTGGCCCTTGACGGTGATGATCGAATGGCGATCCTTCCAACTGAATTGCCCGCGCCCGTCGAGGATGTTCTCGCCCTCGACCAGCGCTGTTTCCACGCGTGTCCTGCCGGCGCGGGTGATGACCAGATTGCCTTCGCCATCGGAAATCAGCAGCACGGCCTTGAGGCGGGCGGCGCGCTCGATGCACTCGAAGGCGGTTTCGCCCTCCTGGATGTTGTAGCTGGAAAAGGGCTTGCCGACGTCGGTTTCCGCCTTGACCTTGATGCCGAACGGTGCACAAAGATCGCGAGCGATCCGATCCAGCGGCGCGTTCGCCCATTGGCCGGCCTTGTGGATGGCGGAACAATCGACCAGGTCGCCGGCGGCATCTCGCCCCTTGACGGTGAGGCTATGCGCCTGCTTGCCGAAGCTCGGATCGGCATCGTCGACGTAGCCGGTAATGACGGTTTCGCCATCGAGCTTGAGTGCGCATTTTTCGCCAGGGCGGATCGGCCGACTGACCGACTGACCGGGCCAGCGTTCGGTTATCTCCAGCTCGAAGCCGTTGGCGATCTGCTCGATCGAGCGCGTGACCGAGACGCGCTCCCAGCCGCCGAAAATCTCGGTGCCGACATAGAGTTCGGCGCGGCCAAGCATCTGCTCGTTCATGCCAGCACCTCAAGCGCCACGCCGCCGGGCACGAAGCCGGGATGGCGGACGAGGAGGTGATTGCGCGCCACGATTTCGGCCTCGCGGGCGGTATCGCCGAAGGCGCGGTAGGCCACTACCAGGGCGGGCAGCGTGGCCGGCATCGAGATCGTCACCAGGCGGGGAAGATCGGCGCCGCGCGCGGTGATGTCGCGCACCACGGCGGCACGCAGATCCATCAGGGCGTTGAACACCGCCACCGACGCCGTGGCCGCTTCGTCTTCCAGCGCGTCGGCGAGCTGCTCGCGCATGGCGATCGCCTGCTGATAGGTGATGCGTGGCGCGCCGGGCGTGACCGGCGCCGTGAAGTCGAGCCGTGCCGAGGCGCGGGCCGCCTCGATGACGGCTGCGCGCCGCACCAGGGACTGGATCGCGACACGGTTGGTCGCCTGAACGCGACGCGACGGCGTGGTGGCCGCTGGCGCCGGGCGCTTCGACTTCCAGCCGAACAGTCGTCCCATCGCCGCCAGCGCATCAAGCGGCCGCTGGATGGCGCCGCGCAGGCCGGCATACAGACCGAAAATGCGCGTGGCCAGTGTGGCCGGCGTGGTGATCAGGCCGGCCAGCGCAGCGCCGACGGCAGACAGGTCATTGACGAACTCACCGACGACCGACAGATCCGGCGTGATGCCGGCGCGGGCGGCGTTGATCGCCTCCAGAGCGTCGCCGAGCAGTTCCTTGGCATTGATGCCGACGAACTCCGGCATGCCGCTCACGTCGAAAACATCCGCAAATTCCTCGGCGGAAGCTTTCTCGGCCACATCGGCCGCCTCGTCGGTCACGGCGGCGGTGTTGGTGTCAGCGGTCGGCTGGGTATTCTCGGCAGTCTCGGTGAAGCGCAGCGTGAAGCGGGCCTGGCCGCCTTCGTCGACCAGCGACTCGACGAAGCGCACCGGCGCCACCAGGGCGACCTGCATGCGGCCAAGCGTCGGGTGCACCAGCTCGCCGGCACCGGGTTGCTTGAGCGCGTCGCGCAGGGCGTCGCGGGCCGGGAAATAATCCTCGCCGACGATGATCGCTTCCAGGGTGAATTCCCCGGCCTTGCGCCCCATGTCCTCGACGAAGGGAACGTCGCGCAGCGGGTACTCATGCAGCACGCCGCGACGGCCTTCTTCGGTGTCCGCGCTGCGGACGTAGAACGGCACGTTGCGGAAGCTCGCCCGTTGCAGCTGTTTGCGCCAGGTCGCCTGACTCATGGCGACATCATCATCGTGCCGCCATCAACCGACAGCGGTACGTCACGGTTATCGGAGCGGGCGGTCACCGAGGAAACCGGGCCTTCGACGCGGATGCGCACCTCGCCACCGATCTTGGCCTCGCGGAGCTTGTCGCCGATCTCGACTGCGCGCCGCGCTTCCTCGTTGCCAAAGAAGGCCAGCACGCGGGCTACGCCCTCGCCGATCTTGTCGGCGGCGGTGGTGCCTTCGATGGCCTTGTAGATTCCGGTGCCGACTGCGTAGCCGCCGACGCCGGCGGCCAGGACGCCGCCGCCGGCCGTTGCAAGTCCTTTGGCGCCCATCGATCCCCAGGCAGCAAGCGGCAGGCCGCCGGCCAGCACGGCCAGCGACTTGGCCCGGCTGGCGACGGTGCCAACCGTACCGGCGGCACCGGCGGTCTTGCCGGCGTTGGCGGCCAGATCGCCGACTACCGAGCCTCCCATCGCACCGGGCCAATTGACCACAAAGACCGGCGTCACGCCGGCGGCCGCTTCAAGCGCCTTGCCCTCGGCAACACCGGCGGCTGTGCCACCAAAACGTTTGGCCAGCCCGCTGATCGCCTTGCCGCCATAACGCGCGGCGACCAAGGTGCCCAGCGCCAGCGCGCCGCCGCCGACGATCATGTCTTTGCCATCCAGACCCAACCCTCCGTTCTCCTTCTTGTCCATACCCCACTGAATGGTCTTGGACAGCGCATCGTTGATCGGCTTGGCAAAGTCGTCGGCGGCCTTGCGCAGCTCGGCCTTGAGCCGGCCGGTCTGATCCACCGCGTTACTGATGGCCTCGGGCAGGTTCTTCTCGATGGTGCCGCTGGCACCGCCGATGGCCCTGGCGAACTCGTCCACCTTGCCCAGCATGTCACCGCCGAACAAAGTGCGCAGGCCCTTGATGGTGTCGAGGTCGGCCTTGCCGAACGCTTTTTGCATGAACAGCGCACGATCCTTGTCGGTCTTGAGCTTGTCGTATTCTTTTTTGATATCGCGCAGCACGGCGACCGGGTCGCGCCGGCGGCCATCCTGCTCGAAGAAGCGGACATTGGTGGCCTGCGCCGCTTCCTTCATGTAATTGAGGTTGGTGAACAGGCGCAGCGTCGAATCGGCCAGCGTCGCCAGGCGCTCCGGCGAACGCTCGACCAGGGAGAGGGCTTCGATGAAACCCAGCGTCTTGTCGAAACTCAAGCCGGCGCTGGCGGCATTGACGCCGACACGACCAAAAATCGCGGACAGATTCTCCAGCTCGGCGTTACCAAGCCGGCCGGCTACCGTCATTTTGTCGAGCAGCGAGAGTGCCATGTTCGGCTTGGCCAGGTCGAACTGATAGGCGGTGGAGGCGACGGTCAGGCTGCCCGTCAGGAGATCCGCATTGGCGCCGGTGACGGCCATCGCCTTGTTGGTGGCGGCGATCACCGGCAGCGCCTCGCGGAAACTCAGGCCGGACTGCACCGCGTTGTTGAAGCCTTGCTGGAGGTCATCGACGAGTTGCCCCGTTTCGCCGGCCAGGCCGAACAGCTCGCGGCGCAACCCGTCCACCTCCGCCCGCGACATGCCGGCGGTCTGGCCGATCTGTGTCAGGCCCTTGTCCATGCGCGCCGACTGCGCGAGCGTGGCAACGGCGCCGACTGACACCCCCAGGGCGGCAAGCTGCCCCTGCACGGAGCCGAGCGCGCCCTTGAGCGCGTCGAACTCGCGCTTCGCCGTCTGGCCGAAGCGGCGCACCCCGCCTTCGGCCTGGGAGAGGCCGGAAACGAAGCGCGCTGCGTCCGTGTAAAGACGTAGCGCCAGTGACAGATCTCGATTGCTACTTGCCATCATTCACCTTGGTCAGCATTTCCAGGTAGTGGTTGAACTCGTCGGCCGGGAGCGACAGGATCTCGGTGCGGCTCCAGCCCGTTTTAAGGGCCAGCAGCAGCACCTTGTTCAGGAAGCTTGTTCTGCGCCCCCGTCGCTCCCGCCCGCTTCCCCCTCCGCTTTTTCCTCCACCTCCAGCTCCATCTGCTTGCCACGCAGGGTGCGGTAATCGGCGGGCTTGAGACTGCGCAACATGCCGACCGTGAAGGGACCGGTGAAGGTGCCGATGCGCACCAGCTGGCGCAGCATCATCTGGCCGTTGAAAGCCAGCGGCCGTGTCACGTCGGAGTCGTTTTCGGCATCGAACATGTCGCCGACCGTGGCCTCGCGCAACTCGAAGTCGCGATGCGTCGTGCCGTTGATCACCAGGCCGTTGGGAAGGTTGCCCTTGACGGTCTTCATGCGCCGACCTCCTCACACTTCATGCCCTGGAAGCGCAGCTTGACCTCGCCCTTCGACAGCTCCAGCGCGCCGACACACCAGGCGTTACGCAACACGTAGCTGGTGCCGGTGTCGGCATCGAAGGAAACCGTCTCGTCGGTCATGCCCTGGAAGTCCGCCAGGCGGGTGGCGCCGCTGTGCGAAACGACGCACTCGACCTCGGGAATGACGGACTTCTCGGTGAAGCCGAGCACGCCGGCATCGCCGACGACGCCTTCGCGCTCGACGTCGGAGTACTTGAGGGTTGCGCCTTCCTTCGACGCCAGGCGCTCGCCCCGAACCATGATGGCCACGCGGCCGGTAAGTTGTGCCATAGCTGCTTATCTCCTAGAGGATGTATTGAACGGCCGCAGCGAACACGTCGAACTGATTGACCACGTTCGGCGGGATGACGGCATTGACGCGGCACTCGTCCGCTTCGGAGCGCACCACGATCAGGTCTTTCTTGAACTGCGCCAGGTTTTCGAGCAGGCCCACCGTCGCCAGTTGCCCGGCCGCCGCGATCAGCGTGTTGCGGATCAGCTTGGGCGTGGCGATCTTCTGGCCGGGGCTGACGTACTGCAACACGTCGTCGCCGGCCAGCTTGTGGGCCGGGTAGTCGCGCACCACGGCGAAGCGGAAGACGTAACGCATGTAGTCGACCGTCCACTTGGTGTTGAGCTTGAGCAGGCTGCGATCTTCCATGCCGAAGGGGTTGGTCTGGTAGGTCGTGATGACCTGCTCGACCATCGCTGCTCCGGAGGGATCGAAGATGATGGTGCTGATGCCGTCGTAGAGCAGCAGGTTGCGCTCTTCGTCGGTGAAGCGGTCGGCCTCGGCCGGCGCCATCACGTCCGGCAGCGCCAGGCCCCGGAACGGGATGGCCGGATCGTTGGCGCCGGAACGCTCGACGGCGGCCGCGAACTGCGCGGCGACCACCCAGGGCAGCGTCGGGCAGCCCTTGAGGCCGGGGAAAGTAGTATGCGTACTGTTGCGCGCCGCGCCGTAGGCACCCAGTGCAGCCCAGGCGCCGGACTTGAAGCCGAAGCTGTGGCCGGTGCGCATGTCCAGGCCACCCCAGCGGCTTTGCAGCTCGCTCTCCATCGCCGTGACGTTGGCAACGTCCGTCCAGGGCATCACCACGGTGTAGAAGGCGCCGGTGCTCATGGCCGCGATGGCATCGAGCACGTCGGGGTTGCCGGTGCCGCCGGCCAGCGCCACGATGGTGGCGGTCATGCCCTTGGGTGTGAATTCGCCGGTGTAGTAGTTGAGGCGCACGTCGATGCCGTTGCCTTCTTCGCCCTTGTGCTTGGCCGTGAGCGTGACCACGGCGCCGACGGCGGCGGCAGTCACGGCCAGATCCGGCAGCGCGGTGATCGCGGCCGCCACGGCGGTGGCGATGGCCGATGCCGTCTGCGCGGCGGTGATGCCCACCCGTACCGGCTTGCCGCCGATGTAAAGATTGAGCGTGCCCGCTTCGGTCGGCGTCCCGCCGATGGTGATCGTGCCGGTGGCAGCCGCGCCGGCGCCGAGATCATCCAGGGCCAGCGCCCACAGATCGGCGGTCGGGTGCACCTTGAGCGCCGCCGGGATCATCTGCGCCAGCATCGAGCCACGACCAAAATAGTTGACGCCGTCGGCCTCGCGGCTGACGCGGGTCAGCACGCCTTCGGCGACGCTGCCGGTGGAAAGGCGCTGACCGAGCAGCAGCACGCGGCGGGTCATGTTGGGCAGGCCGCGCACGGCGCGGGTGTGATCGATCTCCAGCCAGGCGCCGGGAACGCGCCAGTCGGTGGGGATCGACATGAAAGTGATGTTATCGGGCATGGTGCCTCCTATCGGGTTGACTTCGCGTTACTACTTCTTGGGCTTGATCGGGGTGACCGAAGCCACGTTCGCGGCGTCGTCTCCAGCGGGCGGCGGCACGGCGGCGGCGAGGCGGACGTCGCCATCGCGCTCGCGCCGCAACCAAAAGGAATCGCGCTCGACCGTCTCGCCCTCGGCCTTGAGAATCTGTCCGTCGGGTTTGCGCACGCGGGCGTCGTTGATGGGGGTGGCGATAACCTGGGGCATGATGGTCTCCGGTTGGTTTAGGGTTGCAGGGTGACGGTCTCGGATACGTCCGGGGCCGATGTGGTGTGGTCGGGCGGGTCGCCGGCCCACTTGGCATGCTCGGCTGCGGAGGCGAACGGCTCGATGTCGACGCTGGCGCGGAAGGTTTTGAAGGTAGCGAGCGCCGCCTCGTCAAGCGCCGGGGGCAACCCGATCCAGCCGGATGAACGCACGCGCACCACCGCGACCTGAAGGCCGTTCTGCGTCAGCAGCGCGTCGGTCAGATATTCGATGCCGACGACGCTCCAGTTGATGTCGCCGGCGACGCCGCGATCGACGATGGCGGCCACGCCCTCGATCATCTGGTAAAGGCCGATGGCCTTGCCGTCACCCTTGCGGGCGGCCTCCTGACCCCGACCGCTGCGCGCCACGCAGCCGATGCCGTAGTGCAGGTACAACTCGCCATCGCGCAAGGCGATCTGTCCGGGGGCCACATAGACCGCCGGCGCCTCGGCGCCAAAACGCTTGACCAGGTTGTCGCCATCGATCTCGGGCAGCGCGGCGACGGCGGCCAGCTTGAGGCCAAGCGGGGAATGTTTGACCAGGGCGACCAAGCCGTCTTCGCACTCAGCCAGCATGGACGTTCCCCTGGATTCTTGACTGGATGCGCGCCTGGATGACGTCCAGGATGTCGTCGCGATCGTCGTCGGAAACGCCGAGGAACGGCCGCGCCGGCATGGTGACCTTCTGGACCTGGGCGAAACCGCCGTTGGCCAGGCGAAAACGCAGCGAGCCACCCTTGGCGTGGATCTCGCCGCCGAACTGATGGATGGCGGCGTAAATGCGGCTGACGCCCCACTCGGCGAAGTCGCGGCCGTGACGGCCGGAGATCGAGCCGGAGAGATGGCCATCCTTGGTCAGGGTGCGTCCGCCGGTGATGCGGGCGCGCAGGCTCGGCTTCCATTTCTGGCCATCCGGCCCGGTCTCGGTGCGAAAGCGCAGGCGGGTGCTGCTCTCGCCCAGGGCGGCAACGTCGGCCATGACCCGGCCGGCATCCCGGCCCAGGGCGATCAGGCTGCGCAGACCGGCGTGCAGCTGGGCATCGTTGATCTGGTAGGAAAAGCCGACCATCAGCTCAGCCCTCCGTTCGGCCGGCGAGCGAAGACGCGGTCGGGGCTGGTCATCTCGACCATGCCGCCCTGTGCTGCGGGCGCGGTGTCGCCGGTGGCGGTGGTGCCCAGGCTGACCTTGCCTGCGGCGATGTCGCGCAGCACAGCCACGGCCGCGTCGCGACGTTTCTGGATGGTCTCGGTCGCCTGGTCGTCGTAAAGGTGGTAGCGCACCAGGTCGCAAGCCAGGCGCTTGACGATCGAGGGCGCCGGGGTGAGCGGCACGCTGTAGCGGGTGGCCACGTAGCCGTCGATCTCGCTG